TATTATAAATTGCAACGTTCCGCGTTACCATAAACCACAGATTACACTTTTGGTATAATGTAAAGTGCTGGATTACAAAGTGGCAAGGGTGCAAAGTGCCGGGTAGGTTTTTGCATTGTCACCTTGCATAGTTAACATATACAGCGTTGATATAGTTTCAACTCAGAGGTAATATACGACCACCTTGGATGGCCTTCTAAAGGAGGTATGATAATGATGGACTGTGAAAGCATCGGAGCCAGGGTTCGTCACCACAGAAAACAGTGTGGTCTGTCCCAAGAAGAACTCGCCGAGCAAGCCGAAACAAGCAGGGTTTATATCAGCAACATCGAACGTGGAGAATGTGCGCCGAGCCTGGAGATGATACTGAAAATTGCAAACGCACTAAATGTATCCGCAGATGATTTGCTTGCCGGAAACCTTCTGTCCTCAAGCGCAGACGGAACAGAGGAAGAAATGGATATTCTGTTTGACTGTTCGCAAGAGGAAAGCCGCATACTTTTAGAGAGTATGCGGGCATTAAAGCGTATACTTAGAAATTACAAAATAACAAAATAAACTAGAGACGGCCACCAAGGCGCATCTGCACTCCACTATGGGGTGCTGTTTGCGTATAGCAAAACCTCGCCACCCACGAAGGGCAGCGAGGCAATAATGCTCATACGGGGATCGCTATTTCTGTTCCGTTCTTGAAGAGGAAGGTAATGCTATTGTTGCTGTGTACCGTGGCCGTATCCAATAATGTAATCCATAACCCTTCGTCCCAGGTTTCGAGGACGAGGGGTTGTTTTTCTATTGAGCCGATGAATGTCCGAAGTTCTCGATCTCGCTGCATCCTGCGTTCCCGTTCCTCTGTTACCACCTTCAGCCGAGCCGTTGCTTTTTCGTACCGCTTGACGAGGCGGTTGTATTTCCTGGTGTACTCCTCTTGGGACTGTTCCGTGGTGGCATTCTCCTTTATGCATTGGCTGACCAGTCCGGCAACCACCTGGATTTCCTCGTTGAGGCTGTCGATCTCGGCATCCAGGGCTGTGCAGTTATTCAAAACCGACCGCATTGTTTCGCAGTCGCGGAGAAGCTGTTCACGGGTGCCCGTCAGTTGATTGTAGGCTGTAAGGAACATCTGTTGGATGGTTTCGGTATCCAAGGTGGGGGTCTCGCATTTTGCCTCACCCTTGAATTTGCCGTTGCATCTCCAAATCACCCTGCGGTAAGCATCCGTGGAGTGCCACACTTTTTGCCCATATAAGCCACCGCAATCACCGCAAATCAGCTTGCTGGCAAAGATGCTCGTTCCGCTGTAGGAGCGCCCCAAGCCCTGTCGGCGGGCAATCTCATCCTGTACCGCATCGAAGTCCGATGCAACGATGATTGCCGGATGGCTGCCCTCAACATAGTACTGTGGAACCTCGCCCTCGTTGACCTTTTGCTTTTTGGTGAGGAAATCCACCGTGAATTTTTTCTGCAGCAAGGCATCGCCTTTGTACTTCTCGTTCTGCAGGATGCTCATCACCGTGGTCTGACTCCATTTCTTCTTACCGCTCGGTGTTGGAATGCCACGCTCCATAAGGTGCTTGCAGATGCCTGCCGGAGTTTTGCCTTGCAGGAACAGGTGATAAATCAACCGCACGACCTTGGCTTCTTCCTCATTGATGACGGGTTGACCGTTATCGCCCCGGTCATAACCGAGGAAATGCTTGAACGGCATGGTGACCTTACCATCGGCGAAGCGTTTCCGCTGACCCCAGGTGACATTTTCGGAAATGCTCCGGCTTTCTTCCTGGGCAAGGCTTGACATGATGGTGATTAGCAACTCGCCCTTGCCATCAAAGGTATAAATGTTCTCTTTTTCAAAGTAGACCTCAACGCCCTTGTCCTTCAGCTTTCGGACTGTGGTAAGGCTGTCCACCGTGTTACGGGCAAATCGGCTGACCGACTTGGTGATGATGAGGTCAATTTTGCCTGCGAGGGCATCGGCCACCATTTCGTTGAAGCCGTCACGACGCTTGGTGTTGGTGCCGGAGATACCCTCGTCCGTATATACCTTTACGAACTCCCAATCCTCGCGCTTTTTGATGTAATTGGTGTAGTAGTCGATTTGCGCCTCGTAGCTAGTGAACTGTTCTTCGCTGTCGGTAGACACACGAGCGTAGGCTGCAACGCGCCGTCTCTTAATTGAAGCAGTCGGCAATGCGGTAAATTTATCCCTTGTGGCAGGGATAACGGTTATCTGTTTTGCCATTGTGCTTGACTCCTTTCATTGGCTCTTTCTCTTGCCCGCTCCCGTTTTTCGGCAGTCCAGGATGCTGACCTGGAGCGGTCTTTCCATGTGCGGGTCAGTACCGAACCGTCTTTTAGCTTGAAATGGAGCGTGTTGTTGTCATTAGCGGTTATGGTTTCAACAGCATCAATGCCACCGGGGATTTCTGCGAGAAAGGTATCCAGGACTGTTTCTGGAATCTGCTTGGATGCACAATAAGCCTTCCCCCTGGTGTTGAAGGTGGCGCAGATCCAAACCACCTGCGTTTTGGTGACCTTTCGGCGGTAACTCTTTCCGCACTTGGCGCAGACGATCTTACTGCTGTAAGGGTATCTCTTAAAGGTTACATCCTTGGGCTTGAATTGCTCGGCTCGGCGGGGTATTTCCGCTTGCACTGCCATAAAGGTCTCTACATCAATAATGGCTTCATGCGTTCCTTCAGCGTGGTATTTGGGTAACTGCCCCTCGTTGATGAGTGTCTTTTTGGTGATGTGGTTCTCACGGAAGGTTTTCTGAAGGATGAGATTTCCTGTGTAGTTGTAGTTGCGAAGGATCGTCTGTATTGAGTTCTGATGCCAATGCTCACCACGTGGGGGTTTAACCCCGTCCGCATCAAGCCTTTTTGCGATTAGGGCAACCCCGGTGCCTGCCAGGTATTCAGCAAAGATCCGCTTCACAAGGGCGGCTTCTCCCGGCATAATTTCGTATCTACCCTTGATAAGGCGATAACCGAAAATGGTGGCATTCCAGGGTAGTCCTTCCTCAAAGTTCTTTTTGATGCGCCACTTTTGGTTTTCGCTTGCGGATCGGCTTTCCTCCTGGGCATAAGATGCGAGAATAGTCAGCATCAATTCACCATCGGCGCTCATTGTGTGGATGTTTTGCTCCTCAAAATAAACGTCCACCTCCAACGCTTTCAGCATACGGACGGTCTCAAGGAGCGTCACTGTATTGCGGGCAAAGCGGGAGATGGACTTGGTAATAATCATATCAACTTTTCCTGCACGGCAGTCATCGAGCAGCCTTTGGAAATCCGCACGATTTTCCTTGGTGCCCGTGACAGCTTCATCCGTGTAAACACCGACGAACTGCCATCCGTCCTCTTGCTGTATCAATGCGTTGTAGTAGCTGACCTGGGCAGACAAGGAATGGAGCATTGCATCCTTGCCGGACGAGACACGAGCATAGGCAGCAACCTTTTTCTTGGTTTCAAGCCTGGGCAAATAGTTGATTTTTGTTACTGTTTTTGGCATTATACCACCTCCTTTTCAGCATTCATATTACCGTCAAAGGGGGTATTTATCCAGTCAATATCCCGATATAAACTGCCGAAATTGATACCATAATTGGCGCACATTTTTGTCTCTATTATGGCATATTCTTCAGCGGTGATTAGCCCGTTGGTCTGCATCAGTCGAGCCTGCGTCATAGCGGACTTATATCCCAAGAGGGCATCAAAGGTCTTAGTGTCCATCATGAACGCCCCTTTCTCGGTAACACTCCTGGGAGCAGTATTTTCGGTTTGCACCACTGTAGTCCGTGAAGGGCTTTCCGCAAGAGAGACAGATGTGCGGGATCATTTTAGTGCTGCTCCGTTCTCTGCGGTGCTTGTTCCACCAGGTCTGCTTGCAGTGATCGGAGCAGAAGAGGCGCGGTTTTGCTCCTGCCGTGTTGGTCAGTTCCGATCCGCAGTTTTTACAGACAGGCTTTTCCTTTACTGTGCCTGTTGTCAAACCACTCCTACGGCAGAATGTTTTGATGGTGTTGACCGGGATACCCAGGGCGGCCGATATCGTCGTATAGGTAGCGTTCTGCTGACGCATAGCCTTGATTTTTTCCTTCTGTAGGTCAGTCATAAAGAGTCCTCCGTTCCGAAGGAATCCGTTCCTTCTACCTACTTGGGAAAAATGTCAACCCCCTTTTAATTGGCAGATTATTGAAAAATACATAGATTTGTGTTATAATAAATCAGTTATGTATCCGATCAGTAATATTCGATTGGAAAACTAAAATCGCAAAGAGGGTGTGAAGCAATGATAAAAACGGAACAATTTACTGTTCGTGGAAAGACCACACAGTTTACAACCATAGATGATTACCAAAGTATTGTGGCTGCGATTGAGGCGCGAGATGCCTTCCACGATGGTACAATCGAGCATATCTCCCACGATTCGGACTGCACTTCCATTGCTTTCCACCATTATGAAGATCCCGAACACAAAATCTACACGTTGGTGTTTGAAGGATCGGTTGAACTGCAAATGAACTATGACGCCCAACTGAGAGTAATATACGAAATCTCTCTAACAAACGGAGACGGTGTCGAGGTCGTATTTGATGGGATCGGCATCATTGTTAAGGCCGAACTGGTACGCTTGACGATGAAAGAACTTATAAACGAATAAAAAAAGCCCCACCACACAAAGGCTGCTATGGCCGATGTATGGTGGGGCTTCGTGCTTAGTTGGGGATCTTCAGCTTCCAACCGCTGTATATGACATTGGACTTGAGATCGTTCAGTTCCTTGATTTCCGGGTAACGGGAGCCGTTGCCGAGATACTTCTTGGCAATATCCCAAAGGGTGTCACCCTTAACCACGGTATGAACACGATAGGTCGCCTCCGTGGCGGGTTTGTCCTCTGTAGGATAGATAGCGACACCATCATCTGTGAAAACGAAGGTGCCGGGGTTCTTGTCCGCTGCCGCCTTTGCGTTGGCAAGGATGCGGTAAGCACCAACCTGGGACTTCTTATCAGCCCAGGACTTACGCACCCGGTAATAGCCGGAGGTCAGCTTGGCAGGATAGGTTTTGGTTTCTTCCTTGGGAGGATCGGCGGGCTTTTCCTCCTGCTTGTCGGCATCAAGCAGAGCCTTGACATCCTTGCGGAAGGTGTCCATGCTCTTGCCTTGCTTCGGGAACCAGTGCATAACGTCACCGTGGTTGGATGCCACACCCTGCTTATAGCCCTCGGAGTGGCAGATGATGTTCTTTTCCGTCAAGCCGTACAGCTTGCAGAGGTAGGCGCACAGTTCCACAGCCTCGTTATAAACCTTCAAAAAATACGCACCATCGGTAGTGTCATCCTCGCAGATTTCAAAACCAATGTGCGTATTGTTTGCAGAGCCTCCGGCGTGCCATCCACGATGGTCCCAAGGGAGAGTCTGATATGTGGCAATCGTCCCGTCTGCCAGCTTGCCGATGAAGGCGTGAACGCAGACCTCACGGCCACCGGGATGGTAGGTGTTCCAATGATTGCCGTACTTGTTCTCACCGAGCAGACCATCGTTGGGGCCAACATAACGCTTGAGCGTGGGGTTGTTGGCACCGGTGGAGTGAACCATGATGCCCTTGACGGTGATTTTGCGACCTGCCTTATAGCAGGCGTTTTGGGTGAAAATTAATTTATGCAGATTCATTGTCCGTTACCTCCTTCTTGGATACCTTGGTGAGTTGCTTTGCCACCTGGTTGGTGCCGGTTGCAGACAGACCGCTGGCAGCACCGACAATAATGGCAACGAGCAGGTTTTCCGTACCCATAGTGCCGGGAACGAAGTAGAACGCTACCACACCGCAGATGCCGCCAAGGATGCAGGCGATCAGCGGAATGAAACGCTTGAACTTCTCATCACCGCCCATTGCGGTTTTGGTGATGTCGATGATGGTGTACACGATGGCCACCAGTGCAGGGATTACAGTAAAATCAGTCATAATAGTTTCCTCCTTTATTTGTGTGCTTGTTTGTTGATGTACTTCTCGATCTGGTTAATGGCATCCGTGACGGGACCGTTGCAACCTTGTTCCTTAAGGCCTTTCAAGCAAGCGAGGATACCGTGAACAAGGATGGTCTGTTCTTCCTTGATGGCCTTGATATCCTTATCCTGCTTTTCTTGCTTAAGAAACCATTTGTAAATTGCAAAGATGGCACCGGCAATAACGCCAAGTGCGGTGATCGTTGCTGCAATTGTGCTAAGATCCATAGCTTTTCCTCCTTTCACTTAGTAGGTGGACAACGCAGCCTTGTCCAGACCGATGATAAGGTTCTCGGCTCGGAAGATAGGCACATAGCCCGTGTCGATAGTCAAAGGGTCGGTCAGTTCACCCACAAAGAACGGAGTGCCACCAGTCTTGCTAGTAAAAAGACCGAAGTAAGTGATGGTGCCGTAGCTACCCAGGGTTTCGTTGAAAAAGATGATGGCATCGTTTGCTACCTGGGCAGAAATGGTGGTGTTCAGATTGCCGATAGATGCTCGTTCATAACCCGTGGAGGCAGAAGGTTCGCTGAAGTTACCGCCTGCCGCCGTGGGGGTAGTTGTGGACAGTCCCACATAACAATCCTTGATTTTATCTCGCAGAATGGTAGTGGCTGCCGAAGTTGTAAAGCCCATAAAAAATCCTCCTCTCAGTATTTCTTTTTGATATGGCGAATCCAATCATCGAAAGTGATACTTTCCATGAGCAGACCCTCGCCGAACATCCTGTTTTTGATGCCCATCACAATCTGCGTTTTTATTTCCGCAGGGATGGAAATGAACAACTGCTCAAAGCGCAGATAATATTTCTTGAATCGACGCTCTGTTTTGGCACGGTAGGACTGGTTTTCCTGGTTGAGCCACTCAGCCTTGTTCATGGTGAAGTAGGCATCGTAAATCATGTTGACAGAAAAAAACTGGGCATCCTGCACACGCTCACGGCGAAGGAATTCATCCACCAAAGCGGTGCTGGAGTCCAGCATATTGATATAGGTTTTAAGGATGTATTTGGGGTCGTGGCGACAGACGGATTCATCCCGCCACCTCCAAAGGTAAAATGGAGAAGGACAGTATTTCAAATCCCCGGCCATCTTCTGGCACAGGCAGTTGAAATAACTGTCCTCATGAATGGTAAGTTTCTCATTCCAGCGGATGCCTTGATCCAGAAGGAACTGCCTGCGGTGAACTTTGCCGTGGACAAAGGTGCTGTCCATATCATGGTTGATATACACCGGCTCCCTCGTCTGCGGATGCCGTGTTTCCTCGATGAAAAACGAGGTCAGACTGTCAAATCCACCGTTTTCGATTTCCCGGAACACAATATACAGACCGCAGGCATTGTAAAACATATCGTCCGCATCGCAGAACATGACGTAGTCGGCGGTGGCTTTATCCAGGCAGGCGTTCCGGGTAGCGGATACCCCACGATGCGGGTGTTGATGGTATTGCACCTGGAAGGGATACGCATTGAGGAAATCAGCAGACAGCTTGACATCCGAGCCGTCATTAACGATTACGACACCCACATCTTCTTTCAGATTCACGTTCTGCTGAATTGCTATGGAATCCAACAGGGGTTTGATTACATCATCCGTTTCTTTATACTGCGGAATTAAAATCTGCAACTTCATTCAGACACCTCCTCTGGCGTTTCGGCAGAACCGCTGTCAAAATAAAATGGTATCAGCTTTTGGATGATTTTCCCGCCATGCTCATTTTGAGTGCGTTGAATAAAAAGCTGTACACTCGCTTTGTCTTCCATCCGGTAGCCAAGTTTGGAAAGAAAGGCTTGGCCCCCACCATAGCACGAACAAGTCAGATATCGGTGCCATTTCCAGAGATCTTCAGCCGTGTATAACTCGTCCTTGCTGTGGCAAGCCACAAATTCGGCTATCCTTTGCTCCTCGGGGATATCCCGGATTTGTGCATTTAACAGTGCATCGGCAGCATGAGCATAGGAGCATCCCGTGCCGACCTTCCCATTTTCCTTTAATGCGAAAAATGGGATTTGCCGCCCGGACCGCCCCACATAAAAGCCCTGTGCAGCGTTTTCTGTGATTGCGCTGATATGCACCAGGCGGTCATCTATCAAAGATAAGCCGCCATATTGTTCGTTGAGATTGCCGTCATATCTCGATAATTTATCTCCGAAGAAATCGGCTCTGCTGATTGCCATTTTAATCACCTCCTACAATCATACTGTGTACGACACAATCCTTAACCGATAGGTACTCCATCCGCTGGCGTTGCAAAAAGCGGTGTACTTGGAACTCGGAACATAAATAGAACCGAACCGCCCTAAGTAGGAACTGGTTGACATGGGTGTGCCATAGAAGCACATCGCGTCTATGGGAAATACCACCGTTCCAGAACCCAGGCTTACCATGGAAAGCGAACTACAGCCGTAAAACAAATACGAGGGCACGTAGCTCAAACTACCGTTTACGGTGATAGTGATGCTTTGCAACTTGCTACAACCATAGAAAGCAGAGTTCCCAAGGGGACGCTGATGGCTCGCTACAAAATCGGGTGAAATCGCAATACTTCCGTTAATCGTCGTTAGGTTTTCACAGCCGTAAAAGGCATAATCTCCTATGACATTGGCCAGAGCGGATATGGACACAGACCTCAACGCTTTGCAATTCTGGAATGCCGATGAGTAGATTTTTATCAGTTCAACATCACCAATGTCCGTAAGATTGGTACACCCGGCAAATGCCCCCTCGCTGACCATTGAATAGCCGGTAGACAACTGAACCGTCTTTAGGCTCGAACATCCTTGGAAGGCAAAAGACCCAACTGCCGTAACGGATGGAGCATATACGTTTTCTATCAAAGAACACCCTTGGAAGGCATAGGCTTTGACGTTGGTGCAAGCCAAGCCAGTAACCGTCCCTGCCACTGCGGTGCCTTGAAAAGCGTGTTCTTCCACTACCGAAAGGCTGTTGTAATCGATGTGGATGTAGCTGAGACTTGTGCATTGGGCAAAGGCGTAGCTTCCTACGCTAACGCAGGCAGGAAAAATCGCATGGGTAATCTTCGTTCCCGCAAAAGCGTGAGATGCCACTGCGGTGATATATTCATCTTCCACCGAGCCGCTGATGTTACGGGTCGCAATTTGTCGAACCGTGAAGCCGCCATCAATGCCACCTTCGGCAAGGCATCCGATGACGCCGCCAATATTGACCCCATCTGCGATGTTCTCCGGCACCAAGGTTTCGGGCTTTATAACCGTCACCCTGGTCATCGTTTTGCCATCGGCAGAAGGGTCAATAATAAGGTCGCCGTTTGCCATTTCCAGATCCACCGTGCGTTCTTCCGGGTCGCCAAGGAACGCGCCTTCCACTCCGGCAACATCCACACCATAGCGGATATTTTCCGGCAGGAGTCCGTCCGGCTTTTTGATGATAGCGGACTGTACGAGCGTTCCTTCCGGGGCCACAACGGTTTGATCACCGTCCGCTAAATCCAAGACCAGGGTTATGCCGCTGATGGCTTCACCCTTACTGAAGACTTGCGTACCGCCGTCCGGGGTGTCGAACATAACGGCATCCACCTTGTCATAGCCTACATCCACACCGTGATAGTCTTTCAGGACGATTCCATCCGCGGTAGCACCAAAGTCGGAGATGCTGATGGAGTGACTGTCCGTGGTGGTGTCGGTGGTGTAAATCATCAGCGTATTGGTATCCGTGTCGGTGTTTTCCGCAGCGAGGATACCGATGAGGAAAGGTTCTGCGGTTTCCGTACCACCAAAGATGCCCTCATTGCCGAGAGCAGAAACACCGCTTACTTCCTTTGCCAAGCATCGGTATTCGGTGTCTTCCCAGGAAACCACGTAGTACCTGCCGATTTCAAAGGGAGAAAGTTCCGTGGAATTTGCGTACATATAGGAAACGCTGTCGCCGGAGTCCGCAAACCCGGTGAGCGTTTGTTTTTCTAAAACTGTTGTGATTGCCATCAAGTCACCTCCAGTGTGGCATCAGTCAAATTGGCTTCATAAGCCTGTCGGATATACAGCTTGCCGTTCACCCAAATCGGTGCGTACCAGGCACTATCCAAATATGCGATGAGGTTCGTCCCGGACAACGACTGATGAGAAAGACGCCTCGGTCGTAATCGGTCGAAATCTGTCGAATAATCCGTCTTGGACAGGATGTTGCTTTTTGCCGCCATTCCCCAAGGCGCCTTTGCTGTCGATATGGTATCGGTTTTCGATACCACAGTGCTTTGGATCGGATGCGGTTCAACTGCAACCGGCGCAGCAGAAATGTTAGAGGTGGATTGGTCATTCACCTGTAGGCGGTACGGCCTGGGAATTAAAAGCGTGGTTGTTGTATTGCTTTTTGACAGACCATAGGCAGAACTCAAATAGATGCAGTTAAAAATCTCCATAGCCGCTTGGCTTAAGGAGTATGCTAAATACTGATGTTCTCCGAGAACTTTGACAAACGGAGCAGCTTGTTTTCCTTTGTGGGAGGAATGAGCAAGTTCTGTACCGCCCAAGGGTCTGGCACGGAAACCGAGCAGAGGAGCATACTTCTTGGAGGTGGACTTGCCTTTGTATTGAAGTGAACCCGACCTTACAGATCGGATGCCGCAAATGTAGGACGAAAAGGCAGGCTCGGAAAATTTCATCGGTGCAGATTTCGCTGAAATCAGTCCGTGAATGGACTGGCTCAAGGATTGCACCGGTGCTTCCATCTCCGACAGATTTGCCGTTCCGCGCATTATGGAGAGTGTGAGGTTCAGCCTGCGTACCAATTCCAGTAGGTACTCCGCATAGAAAAGGTCACCCTTCAAGCCGTAATCGGCATAGCCGTTGAAATCGTTTCTGCCGACATATCCGCGCATATTCGGATTCTTTGCCCAGCCCCATCCGATGGGAGTAAGGCAGTCCAGGTTATGCCGAACCGAGTTGAACATTTTAGCCGACAAGGGTCCGTAAGCCTGGGTGACCTTTGCATTTGTGGCAGAGGTATAAGCGGAGTCCCAACTCATACCCGCCGCACGGAGTGCAGCAAGGGTCTCGTCAATGATGGCATTCCAGGTTTCTTTTTGGAAGCCGGATACCAATTCACCCTGACCCAATGCGTAATAGGACAACGGATAATCATCCCAATCGAACAGCGGATAGTCCGTAGATAGAATCGGTATGGTGTCAATTGGCATCCGACCACACCTCCTTACGCAAAGCGGGCGATTGCTTCACCCGTATAAATATTCTGCATTTCCGTTCCGGCAACAACGTAGGCTTTGTTTTCCACGGTGTTGATGAAGATGCCGGAAGCACCGTACATCCCGGCGAAGTCCCCAATGGCATCCTTGGGTACAGAGTTGCCGTACCACATACCATTCTGGAACTTCTTCATAAGGCCAATATCGCCGCTGTCCAGGTTGCCCATGAGGATGTAGGGGTAGTCCACATCGTCCGATCCACGCATAGAACCGATACGGCACTTGTCCAGGAGTCGCCCAAGGGTGTCACGGACATAAAGGACAATTTCCTGGCTGTTGATTTCAATGCAGGCATTGTTGTCCGGGCTGCTGAATTTGCCGGTCGCATTCATAGAGAACGTACCATTATCCAAGTCCAGCACGAAGGTTTCTCCGTCTGGGGACTGAAGCACACCCGCCTTGATGATGTTGGCGACCAGTTCGCCGGAGGTGATGAAGTTGGCTACAATCTGACCGTCCTGGGTGATTGCGGTCTCGTAGGGGCCGTTGTAACCGTTAGAGGAAAAACCGAGACCACCCATATTCCAACGCCACACATTCACCGCATCCTCAATTTTCGGAGCGTCCAGAATGAGCATTTCGTAGGGCTGTCCGTTTTCCGAACTCTTGTTGATCACAACATAACCGCCGGACTGACCCGTAATGAGGTCGGTTGCTCCGGCAATGGCTGCGTTCATCATGGAGGGGATTTTCTTGACCTCCTTGCTCAACCGGGATGCTGTGGCACTTGCCGTATTTACATCGTTAAGCAGATTGGCCTGTGTCGCACCCAGGATGATGGAGATATACTTTTCAGCCAGGGTGTCATATTTCGTGGTGATGACCTTTGCCTTTGCGGAGATGCCCAAAACTCCGTGGCGAATCAGTACCGTATCGCAAAGCGAAATGCGCTCCAACACCGCAGCGTATTCCGGCTGTTTCCACAGCGGTTCAAAGGAAACGGTGAGGGTCGGCAGAATCGTACCCAGGGAGTTTTCCGAAAGGTATGTGTTTGCCACCTCACGGAGCATTTCCTCGGAGATGTAGGCATCTTCCTCAAAATAGTCGGTAAAGTCCATGATGAGGGTTTTCGGCTGCATCAGCACCGTGTCCGTAATAGGCAGTACCGACTCTGGAAGGGTTAGGATGGCTTTTTCACCGTCCGGGTAAGTGGTGGTGCAGTACGGCATCAGATCCGTATAAGCATCTGCAAAATTGCTGTCATGCTCCATTTCTGTCATGTTCTTACCGTACTCAATGACAACCCCCGTATCATGACCACGGGCTGTGTGGTGGCGCACCAGGAAATTGTCCCATTCAAACTCACCACCCCAAATATCGAGGAAAGACCCGGTCACACCACCAATGCAGGCACGGACACTTTGGGGTTTCTCAATGACAAATTCATTGGAGGTGGCATTGTCCGTAACGCAGGTGAAGTTGTGGCTCGTGGCGGTCTGCTGAAGGATATGTTCCAGGGCATTTGCTGCCGTAACCGAACCCCCTTCCCAGGGGAGCGTGGCAATGTTGGAGAGGTCATAACTCAGATGTTGAGCATAAATCGTTACCTCACCGTTGATGGGCGTGGCAATGCGGTAAATGCGAAACATCTGCTCGTCAGCGGTGTCATTGGGTTTTGCCTTGATGAGCCGTTCTACACCAAGTTCTTTGAACATGGGTCCACCGACCGGGTATTTGAGAACACACTCATAGGCACCATTGCGCTCCTCGGTGACCTCACAGGAGGTGCAGTCCGCAAGAGCGCCGATGCCGAAGGTATTAAATTTGGTGGCATTTGCCTTGAAGAGAATTGGGATCATAGGCAACACCACCTCGGAGTGATTTGCACTTCCGTGATATCCCCGGAAAACAGCACCTCGTTGGGTCCGCTGTAAAGCAAAGGAAAACCGCTGCCGGACACCGTATCGTTTTTCGGAGTAGCACCCTTGTAAAAGTTCATTTGCTCCGAATCGATATCCAAATACCCGTCCAAATCCGTGAAAGTCCAGATGGAGGTCTTGGTCGGTGTGGTCAAGGTCAGCGAACCTTCACCCGTGCCAATGACACGGATGAAAGGCTTGCTGGTAAAGGGGTACGGGTTGTCAATGCTGTAATTGTCACCCACGAAGGTAACGGGAATATCACCCTCCGCGCTGTAGCGGAAAGGCTTACAGGAGAAGCTGATGGTGAACACACCGATGCGGTTCATCTCATCCTCAATGTCCAACTTTCCCGCGTACACCGCTTTTCGGTAAAAGGCTGTATCGTAGGTGTCCGTCAACGTATGGTAGCTGTCCTGTCCACCATAGAGCCAGCTTTTCACCAGGGTGATTCGCTCGGAAAGTTCGGTGAGTGTCTTTGCAGGAAGATACACGGAATAGGTTACCTGGACATTGGGGTAACGACCGCTTCCGGCAATAAGGTCACCATCACGGCCGGGGATGGACAGAAAGTCCACGTCGTATTTGGGCGCAGAAAATACATTCTTGCTCTCAATACGAAGCCCAAAGTCCAGAGAACTTGCTCCGTTATACACAAAATAATTCACGTAAAAACCACTCCTTTCCGTTTTGCAAATTCGCCTGCAGTGACCATTATCTCGTTGGTCAACTGCTGGATATCCTCATTGGAATAATTGTTGAAGTTCGTAATGTTCAGATTAAGTGCCAATGTTCCAGTAGTTGTGGGTACAGAGGCCGTAGGCACCGCTGTGGCAACCGCACCGCCGATGGTGGCATCCAAATCCACCTGGGCAGGAATTGTCAGCGAGAAGCCGTCTGCCAACTTGGAAACAGCCTCTGTGACCTCATACTGCAAAGAGTGGAACACATCCTGTACGGATACAGAAAGGTTCCGATACAGCTTGGCGATTGCCTCGCAGATGGTTTCAGCCAGGGAGAGTGCCTTGTCCCCATCAGCAGAAACAAGGGTTGTCAAAGGCTGTGCCTCAATGCTCGGTTCGACTTCAGAGGTGATAGGTTCTTCCTTGCGGACTTCGGATTTTACGGCAACAGGGGCGGTAACCTCCAGTTCCTTGCCGATATCCGACATGGCGTCCTTCAGCCCGACAGAAACGGATTCTGCGGCATTCACGGCGGCACGACCGTCCGCTTCGATGCTCTTTGCCACCTCTGCGAAGGTAAGGTTGTCTGCCATATCCGCGCCAAGGTCGGTAGCAAGACCGTGCATGGCATCGGTAATATCACTGCTCATGCCGATAGCGGCATCCACAGCTTGACCACCGTTTTTATTGATGGCACCGGCAAGACCGTCCACAAGCATTTCACCGACCCAGCCCATTTCCTTGGACGGGGATGCAATGCCGAAGAAGTCGCAGATGCCGTCCCAGATGGAGGAAATCCACCCGGAAACCTTATCCCAAAGCCAGGAAGCCAGGGACTGGATACCCGACCACAAACCACGGACGAGGTTGCCACCAACGGCAGCCATTTCAGAGACACCTTTACCCAATGCTCCAACCAGTCCGGCAATAATCTGCGGAACGGCCTTCACAATCTCCACGATGATGGTCGGCAGGTTCTGAATCAAAGAAACCAAAAGCTGAACACCAGCCATGATGATCTGAGGGATGTTATTCAGTACCGCATTGACAATGCCGGAAATAATCTCCGGGATTGCGGACACGATTGTGGTTATAATCTGCGGTAGCGCCTGGATGAGAGAAATCAGCAAATCAATACCCGCCTGGATAATAAGAGGAATTGCCTCAAGGACGGCTGTGATAATGCCCTCGATGATTTGAGGGATTGCCTCCACAATAGCCGTGATGATTTCCGGCAAGGCTGCTACCAGGGAGGTCAGCAGCTGAATGCCCGTCTCAATAATCTGCGGTATGGCACCAAGCAGAAAATCGATGATGCCCATAATGACTTCCGGCAGAGCCTCGATCAGCACGGGGATTGCGTTGAGAATACCCTCGGCAAGCCCCGTCACCAACTGTAAGGCGGCATCCAGAATCATGGGCAGATTGTCAATGAGGGTGTTGACCACCTCAATCACAAGCTGAACCACGGAAGGTATCAGTTCCGGCAAGGACTCTGCGATGCCCGTTGCCAGGGTGACGATCATCTTTAGGGCAGCATCCAAAATCATAGGCAGATTCTCGATGATGCCGTCCACCAGGGTCATGACCAACTGAAGCGCACCCTCTGCCAAAGCCGGGAGCGTGTCCATAAGCCCTTGCAGGACTGTAAAAACAATGGTCGCAGCGGTATCGATGATGGTAGGCAGATTGTTCATGATGCCGTTGACAAGACCCATCACCAGGTCTCCGGCAAGATCCAACATAATGGGCAGATACTCCATAATGGTGGAGGTGATTTCCTCCATTGCCACACCAACGGCGGCGCTGATTTTCGTAAAATCACCCTCGGCTTCATTGATGGCATTTCCCAGGGTGGAAAGTGCATCCGTGATGCCTGCGGAAAGACCGCTGACAGTTGGCAGGAACACACCTTGAATGGAGCGTTTCGTACCCTCGATAGCGGATTCCAGGTCATTGTATTTAATTTGGTTTATCTGCGAGAGTGCATCTGTGACTTCGTATGCGCCGTCCTCCATAGAAGAAAGGACCGGCAACACGGAAGATTCCAGGTCTTCATACATGGTGCCAAACAAGGCAACGGCGGCAGCGTTTTTCGCCATTGGGTCATCCATGCTCTCCAAAGCGGAAACCACCTGGAAGAAGGCATCCCTTGCCTGGTCACCTCCGGCAGCGAAAGCCGCCATGGTTTCCTCGGCATTCAGACCCAATGCGGTAAATGCGTCTATGGTGGACTGGCTGCCGTCCTTGGCGCGGATGTTAAATTCCTTAACCGCGTCACCGACTTTGTCGATGGAGAACACACCGGCTTCGGCACCGCTGATAAGGCTCGTTAAGAACTCGTCAGCAGAAAGACCCAGGGCGGCATACTGTGCGGAATATTCGTTAAGGGTGTCCAGAAGGTCGCCGTTTTGGTCAGCGCCGTTCTGCGCGCCGTTTGCGATGATGTTATATGCTTCTTCGGCTGTGATACCGAAGTTTTTCATAAGTGCAGAAGCGGTACGGGCAGATTCCTGTAGGTCATAGCCGAAGGTATCACGGAGAGCAAAGCCTGCCTCTGTAGCCTTTTCCAGTTCCGCACCCATCAGCCCGGTGGTACGGGTAACAACAGAAATGCCCTCGGCAACGTCCTCCAGGTTATCCCCAAAGTTATGGGAATAGACCCGTTGGGCGACCTCACCGAGAGCCTCCAATTCTTCACCCGTTGCACCCGTAGATGCGCCGATCTGATTGACCGCTTTATTAAATTCATCGCCCAGCTTCACCAGTTCCACTCCGGCAGCTACGGCGGCAGCGGAAATCGCAGCCACAGCAGCACCGATGGTGGCGGCAATGCCGGTCGCAATACCACCTAACTTCTCAAAGCCACCTCCGGCTTTGTCCGCAGAATCGGCGGCATCTTCCACAGCCTCACCGAGTTCCTCTGCGGAGTCAGCGGCATCATCCATACCTTCGCTTGCCTGTTCCAGGGCTTCGGTGGTCTCATCCAACTCACCCTGCATACCGATTAGTTCAGCCTCGGCATTGTTTAACTGAATCTGCCACTGTTGGGTACGGCGGTCATTTTCTCCGAAGGATTTTGATGCATTGTCCAGGGCGGCACGAAGGGTTTCTACCTTCTTTTTCTGGGCTTCGACTTGTTTGCCGAGTGCCTGCTGTTTTGCCGTCAGAGCCTCGATGGAGGTGTTGTTTTTACCGAATTGTGCGGTTACCAGCTTCATTTCCGAGCCGAGAACCTTGAAGGCTTGATTGATTTCAGAGATTGATTTCTTGAATTCTTTCTCGCCTTCGAGACCAATTTTCAAGCCAAAATCATCTGCCATCTACACCACCTCCTACGTCAAATTCCCGCCGGGATGATTTCATCAATAAAATGTTCCCGTTTCGGTTTGGCCATGCCAGAGTATTGCTTGTGGCACTCCCAAAGGTCCAGGAGCAAGCCAAAGGGCATAAAGCCCACCTCCTCCTGGGTTAGGTGGAGATGGGCAATCCCGTAATATAAAAGCCGAGTAAATAACTCTTCGTCACTTACTCGACCGCTGCGTTTTTTGGGTCAGCCTCGCTCTCAACGTTGCGCTTGGTGCCCTTATAAAGAGCCTCGGTGATTGCACCCTTGTAGGTAGCCAAATCTGCCGGGGCGGTGAGCAGTTCCACCACTTCCTCGGTGAGCAGCTCACGCTGATTGTCCTTGTTCTTCAGATTGTGAATAAGGATGGTCTGATTTGCCAGGAGCGTGATCAGCCATACGATTTCGCCGATAGCCATCTCGAAGTTCTCGGATTTCATCAGCTTCTCGCCCAGATTCTCCAAGCCGCCGTAACGACCGGCGATGTCCTTGGTAGCCTTAGTGGTGAGCAGAAGGGTGTATTCCTCGCCACCGATGATAATGTTTGCACTGCGTTCCGTACTCATAGGTCAGTCCTCCTTATTCCTCTGCGTTTGCGGTATAGGAAGGCTCGTACACTTCCAAATACCAGTTCTTAATGGTGTCTGCGCTGACACCGGTATCACCCTCGGTAACCTCTGCCTTCCAGGGATGCTTGTTCTGTGCGTCGATCTTGTTACGACGCAGAATCGTACCCTCGATGGTAGGCGTGCTGAAAGTGATGCTGTCACCTTTGGTGGCAAGAGCCGTAGCAGGGATGCCGAACTTCACACGGTACAGCCAGAAGTACTTGTACTTGCCGTTGGACTTCTTTGCACGGAAGCCAATGGCAACAGGCTGACCGCCATCCTCTCCGGCAGAGATAACGACGCCGTTGGCATCAATGGTCGCACCGGTCAGAATGGATGCGATAGTGGGACCCACATCATCCACACCCAGGGAGAGAGTGCCGGACTTGAACTCCTTGATGATTTCAGCGGCACCGTCATCGGCGAAGAGGGTTGCCTCCGTCAGTTCCACGGAAAGGTCAGCACTCATAGCCTTTGCCAACTGCTCCGGGGTGCCGTAGGTTTCGTT